TTGTCGAATAGTGGGCGCGGTAACGCTACCCAGAATGTAGAAGAGGTTGTAAATAGGGCTATTGTGTCCTATGACCAGAGTAGACAAAGAGCAGTAAAACAGCAAAGAGAAGCTGTTTATCATAAAAGTCTTCAGGAAGCTGTAAAGTCTTTTGAAGATAAATATCCTGATATAGCAGAATCTCCAGAGCTTAGAACAATTGCTGATAATAAGACGGTCACCCTAACTCAGGATAATCCTGATTGGACACCTAATCAAATTATAGAAGCAGCTGCTGAGTATACTCGCGATTGGGCTGGATCAATGCCTAATCAAAATGGTAGGTTGGAGCGCAAGAAAAAAATTGTGCAACAGCCGAGATCTGCAAGGGCTTCTGCCAACATTGGTTCTGATGAAGTTCCAATGACAGCTTCTGAAATAGTTCAGGAGATGAGAAAGGCTAGAGGCCAAATTTTATAACTTCTATAGGAGGTAATTATGGCTGGACAAGTATGGTCAGTTAGCACCTCCGGTGGTTATATGTATGCCTTAAATCTGAGTCGCCTTCTTAGGATGGCAGTTCAGCCAATGGTAAAGTTCCGTCAGTTCTGCGACGTAAAAGACGCAGCGCACCAGGGACTTCATCGAGGTGATACATTCCATTGGAACGTGTTTAGTGATGTTTCCACTCAAGGAAGCACACTAGTTGAAACCAATACAGTCCCCGAAACCTCATTCACTATCTCTCAGGGAACAATGACGATCACGGAAGCAGGTAACTCTGTGCCGTGGACGGGCAAGTTAGACGATCTCTCTGAGCAGCCTGTGGCTGAGGTGGTAAGGAAAGTATTGAAGAACGATGCTAAAAAAGCATTTGATACTCTTGCTGCTGCTCAGTTTAATGCGTGTGCTTTGCGTGTAGTTCCTACTGCTGGAACAAGCACGACAGCTCTCACGTTGACGACTAACACGGCATGTACGCTAACTAATAACGTGGCTTTTCAGAAAGAACATGTTAAGTTAATTGTTGATACCATGAAAGAACGTAACATCCCAGCTTATGCTGATGATGATTATTACGCTTTGGCATGGCCGACGACATGGCGTACTCTGAAAGATGATCTAGAATCAATCAAGCAGTATGTTGATCCTGGTTTTCAGATGATTATGAATGGTGAAATAGGTCGTTACGAAGGCGTTAGATTCGTAGAACAAACTAATATTGCGAAGACGGGTATGTCTACTGCTGCTGCAGCGTGGACTAATTCAAAATCCAATTGGGCTTTGTTCTTTGGCGAGGATACTGTTGCTGAGGCAATTGCAGTTCCTGAAGAAATTCGCGGGAAAATTCCTGGGGATTACGGAAGGGATCGCGGCGTCGCATGGTATTACCTTGGCGGATTTGGCATAACACACACGCAACAGGCCCAGTCACGTATTGTGATGTGGGACAGCGCAGCTTAGGAGGCATATTATGAGTTATTCAAATCCTATAACTACGCGAATCCAATCTGGTGCTAGTCAAGACTTAGGTAATGGTACACCTACCGTTTTCTCCTTTAAGGGGCCAACGGGTAAGAAGGGAACTATTATTGATGTTGGCATTGAGGTTACGGAGACTTTCGCGTGTGATAGTACAGAGGCGTCATTTCAGGTCGGGACGACTGGTGATGCAAATGCTTATTGCCAACTTAACATTACAGACGGTACTACTTTGACTGATACGTTCAATATCCAAGATGATACGGATGCTATTATTGCAGAGGCTATTCCGGCTGATACTCAGATCGAATGTACCCCAGTTGTTGGGGTAGATGCTGGTACTGAAGCTGGTATGGGTTATCCGTATGTTGTTGTTGAATGGTACTAAGGAGGTCAATTATGGCTAAAGATACAGCAGGAAATCACCCAACGGTTAATCAGAATGGTCTTATCGAAAAGAAGGACATAGCTGGAGAGTCTTTAAAATCTCTAGGTATGGCCAGTATGGGTAAGAATCAGATGCCACAGGGTATAGCGAAATCAAATATTTCCACTGATCGTGGAAAGTTTGAATGGCGTTAAGTTAATTGGTGATGGGGCGGGAAACCGCCCCTAATCCATACGAGGATATTAAAATGGCTAAAAAAATGAATTCAATTGAAGCATTCATTGGTGGTGCAGTTGAAACTCCAGAGATGGGGTATGGTCATACTGAAGCGGTTCTTAAGGGATATACCAGTGGCTCTCAATTGTTTGATGAAAGAGCTATGGATCTTAGGTATGATCAACGAAGAACAAATAACGAAGGTAGAGTTAACGGGCAAATGGTGAGAGGAAGCGGCGTCATAGCGGGATGGGCGTTCTAAAGAAATAGTGAAAATAATAAAGATTCCCGAAAGGGAGCTGAGCGAATATACCCCATCTGATTTTGGGGGTGTTCGAGAAGAAAAGACTGTATGTGTTATTAGGTACGGGGCTTTTGGAGATATGTTGCAAGTTAGTTCGATACTACCTTTACTAAAGGAACAAGGATATAGAGTTTGTGTTAATGTATCTCCTATTGGAGAAGATATATTAAAAAGCAACCCTTATGTTGATGAGCTTCTAGTTCAAAAAACTAACATGATTCCAGAGGGAGAACTTACAGAGTATTGGGAAAACTTACCCCCTTTATTTGATAAAGTAATCCAGCTTTCTGAATCTATAGAAGCTTCTTTACTAGTTGTTCCAGATAGGCCTTCCACCCTTAGAAATGGCGACGTGGTTTTAGCTAAAGCCGACGAGCGTTTCTTTTGGGATAAGGAAAAGTTACATGAGGAATGTAATATTAATTATATGGAGAGAACCCATGATCTAGCGGGTGTTCCACATATATTTAATCCTAAATTTTACCCCACTAGGCAAGAAAAGGAGTGGGCTAAAAAAGAAAGAAAAAAGATAAAGTCTAAGCATGTAATATTGTGGTCTTTATCTGGGTCTTCCGTTCATAAGGTATATCCCTGGACTGATAGTGTAATAGCTAGTGTGTTGTCCAAAAGAAAGGATGTTTCTTTTGTAACTGTAGGTGATGACTTGTGTCAACTTCTAGAGCAGGGGTGGGAAAAAGAAAAGAGGGTTATAACAAAGTCAGGCAAATGGTCAATAAGAAAAACTCTTTCTTTTATAGATCGCTGCACCATAGTAATAGGGCCAGAAACAGGAGTTTTAAATGCGGCCTCTACTTTAGATAACCATAAGATTGTAATGCTTTCGCATTCCTCTGAAGAAAATTTGTCAAAGCATTGGGAAAATACTACTTCCTTTGGCCCAGACTATTATGATAATTTTTGTTTTCCTTGTCATAAAATGCATTATGGATTCAACACATGCAGTAGGGATGAGAATACTGGCGGCGCAATGTGTGCTGCTAATATAAAACCAAACGATATTTGTAAGGACATAATGAAGAATTTGAAATGAGTACTTATCTAGTTTTGTGTCAAAACATGGCGAGGGATATTGGTATCCCTGGAACAGGGCCAGACGATGTTACATCAACCTCTCTTTCAGAAGAAGAGAATGCTGTTGTGCGTTATGTGAAGCAAGCTGACCTAGATATACAAAGTAGGTGGTTTAATTGGGATTTCTTGTGGACAGAAGCTACTATTACCCCAGTTGTTGGAACATCCACATTGACATCTCCAAGTGATGTAGGTAATTGGAAACTGGATGCTATTGTTTTTTCCAAAGCTACAGACTCTTATCAAGAGCTGGAGTACATGGATTGGGATGATTACAATTTAGAGTATAAGATGGGTGTAGTTGAATCAGGCACACCAGAAGTATTCTCAGTAAAGCCTGATAATGTTATAGACGTATACCCAACCCCAGATGCAACTACAACTATTTCTGTTGCGTATTGGGCAACTCCTACTGAACTAGCGGCGGATGCAGATGTATCAGCTATACCTCCAAGACTGCATAAGATAATAACATCAAGAGCGAAAATATACTATGCTGAAAATGAAGATGCTCCTGAAATTTTATCTGGTGCATTAGCTGAGTTTGAAGACTTACTAGATAAATTAGAGTCTGATCAGTTACCTGGGCAAAAGAATAGAAGGTTCTCAAGAGCTCAGGATATTACTAATTTTACAGTAGTTCCGCAATGACAAAACTAACTAGCCGCTCTCTAAAACCATCAGGGCTTCAGTCAAGTTACTTCCCATTTGAGGGTGGTGTAAATTTAGTAGAGCCAGCTTTATCAATGAGGGCTGGTGAGTTAGTTGCTTCTGATAATTTTGAAGTAGATGTAAGAGGAAGGTACAGAAGGTTAGATGGTTATGAAAGGTTTGACGGACAAACTCTTCCTTCTGCTATAACTTTTTATAGAATACCTTTTACATTAGGTAAATCAAAAGATTCTGTTTTTGATAGCGCCTTTAGTACTGCCTTTGATATGCAAATTCCCGCAACAGGTGATACGATTAAAGGAGAAACTAGTGGGGCTACAGGTTCTATACTGCAAGTAAGTATAGAAGATGTTACTGGAGATTCGGCAGCTGGATCATTTGCTGGCGATGATGCAGAAGGGTATGTTTACTTTATAGTAGTAAGCGGGACTCTCCAAGACGGAGAGACTTTGTTATTTTTAAATAAAGATAGCGCTTTTAGCGCTGCATTCAATGTGGAGTATGGATAATGGGAACACCAACAGCCTTAAGAAAAACTAGGGCAGTTTTAACAGGTACTAGTTTTGCTAATAATACTACAGGGGCTATTACTGCCCAGATGGTTAGGCAATTTGTAGAAACTGGGATGGGTGGTTACGCGACTATATGTGCTAAAGCGGGAACACCAGCCAGTCAGGCAATATCAACTGCTACGACTACGACAATAGATTGGAATGCAGGAAGTACAGGGGCAGATGCAGAGGATGATACTGGAACTGTATCTTCAACGACTGTAGGAACTGATGCTGATTTTGCTAATGATAGGATCAGGATATACGACAAAGGATTCTTCATGGTCAATCTGGGTATTAGTTTCGCACAGACTGGAACGGACACTGTAATATGGACATTCAGAATTGCAACACAAGATACTGGTGGCTCTGTGGTATATCCGGGTTACGATTGTGCGGTTCAAAGAGTAGCCGCAACCTTAGATAACATGGTGTCTGCTTCTGGCATAATTGATACCACGGGTCATACCACTTATACGGATTTGTTAGCGCAAGTCAAACACGGGGACGCAGGGTCTGAGAATTTCCAGATGCACTATGGTCAGTTATCAGTCTTTAGGATTGGATAATGGGGGTTCTTGCAACCGCCATTTCTGACGGTCCTCCAGTATTAAGAAATACTTATGTAGCAGGTACTATCGCTACTGAAGCAAGAACAGCTATAGAAGACCAGAGAAGCAATATTTCTGCTGTTGGAACAATAGACAGTCCCTGTGAGGGAAGTGTATTAGGAGTTGCTGTTTTTAATGGTGATGTTTATGCCTTTAGAAATAAGAGTGGTGGTGCTACGGCAGGAATGTATAAATCTACATCTACGGGCTGGGACGAGGTTGACCTTGGAACTGCATTAAATTTTGATGGTACTGTTACAGCTGGAGAACCTGTTCCCGGTTCTATAGGTACAGCAACGACCTTAAAAGGTGGGACGAGTAATGCCGAAGGAGATTTAATGGGCATTTCGTATCATGGGTTATGGTCTACCGGAGCTGCTGGAGTTATGGTGCTAACCAATATAACCGGCACATTCCAAGATAATGAAGATTTGAAAATGCCTTTATTAGCATTTGATACAGGCTCTATAGAAATTAGCGAAGGCGATTCTATAGTTGGTGGTACTTCCGGAAAGACAGCCACTGTTACTAGCGTGACAATAAGCAGTGGAACCTTAGCAGGTGGTGACGCTGCTGGTTATATTTCTGTAAAAAATAATAGTGGCACTTGGACCAATAGTGAAGAAATACAAGTAAGCGGGATTAAGAGGGCATTAGTGAATGGTGCAGCAGAACCCACTGAGGTTGTTATTGCAAAAGTTTCTGGAACCACATACGCCCAAACTCTTAGCGCTGGAGGTAAATACGAATTTTCCGTTTATAACTTTAGGGGACAAACAACAGGTATTACTTTGTATGGTGTTAATACTGTAGATGCTGGATTCTCATTTGATGGAACTACGTTTATAAAAATCCAGACTGGTATGGAAACGAATGTACCTCAGCATATAGCCACTCATCAAAAACATTTATTCTTTTCGTTTGCAAATGGTTCTATTCAACATTCCAGTATAGCTGCTCCGAACAAATGGAGTGCAGTTACGGGTGCTGCAGAACTTGGCATCGGAGATGACGTTAGTGGATTTTCTAATGAAGTTAATAATGTAATGTCTATTTTCACTAGAAATGATGCTTACATGCTTTATGGGACATCTTCTGCAGATTGGGAATTAAGGAAGTTTCATGCGGGCGCTGGTGCTATTCCCTATACTCTTCAAAAAATGGATCAAACATTCTTCTTGGATGATCGAGGAATTTCATCTATTTTTACTGTTCAATATTTTGGTGATTTTCAATCATCCGTTGCTTCAGACAAAATAGACCCTTACATACAAGGCAAGAAAGATAATGCTGTAGATTCTTTAAGGGTCAGGGGGAAAAATCAATATCGTCTTTATTTTGATGATAAGACTGGTGTTGAAATGACATTTATAAATAAGAGAAACCAAGGTTTTATGCCCTTTACTTTAGATCATCAGATTAGTTGTATTATTTCAGCAGAAGACTCTAATGGATTTGAGGTTTTATATGCCGGATTCGATGATGGTTATGTGAGGAGACTAGATTCTGGAACAAGTTTTGACGGAGGAACTGTAAGCTCATTTATAAGAACAGCTTATTATCATTATAACTCTCCCGGAACAAGAAAGAGGTTTAGGGAATTGGGATTGGAAATAAATGCTGATACAGATACCACGTTAACGGTTATACCAACTTATGATTTTGGTGGAACATTTACTCCTAAAACATCTCCTATATCTAGTTCCTACAGTGTTACGGTAAACGCGGATCAATGGACAGAAGCAGATATAAGTAATAGTTCAACAGGAGTTACAGTGGTAGCTTCAGAACGAGTCCGGATAAATGGGATAGGAACAAACATGGGATTAATTATCAGCAACAGTTCAATTTACGATAAGCCAATAACTCTTCAGGGTGGTATTGTGGACTATTCGGCTAGAGGGGTTAGAAGATAAGATCATGAAAAAGGGAGCATAGGATATGCAATTAACTGCAGCTGAAATTGAAGCAATAGGTGTTGCTAAGGAAGTTGATGCAAACAAAAGAATGGAAGCACCCGGATTTGTAGGAGATGCTGCTGCTTATGAAAGGGATGCAAACCAACGATCTATTGATGCTGGATTTACGAGCGCTGTCGATCAGGAAATTGATGCAAATAGACGAGCGCGTCTTGCCGGATTCAAAAATGCTGCTCTTAAGGAAAACCCAGCAGCAGCAGCACCCGGTGAATCAATATATTCTACTGAGCCATTCGTAGACCCTCGTACTAGTACATCGACAACCGCATCTGGTGGAGGCACAGGCACAGGCACAGGCACAGGCACAGGCGGAGGTGGAAGTACAGTGAGTAGTGCCGCTGTTCAAACACCGGATATGGCTACCCTTACTAGTGAAATGGATTTAACCAATAAGTTAGGGGAAATTATAAATAAGGATAGCCCTTTATTTAAAGCAGCCACTACAAAAGCCTTGCAGAATATGCAAAGGAGAGGGATAGTGAATAGTACTCTTGCTCATGAATCAGTTATGAATGCTGTTCTGTCTGTTGCTATGCCGATTGCCAAAACAGAAATTGAAAATTTAATGACTAATCTTTATTACAATAAGGATTGGACAAATAAACAAAAAATGCAAGCAAATGAATATGCTTATAATAAGATGCTTACTCAGCTTCAGGGGCAAATAAATTTCGCCCTACAAGGATTAGTCGGAAGTCAAAATATAGGACTGCAGACTCTTAAAGGTACGCAAATGACTGATATGGAGAAATTAACTCAGCAAGGTCGTATTGCCCTCCAAACTCTTTCTGGTGAGCAGAGAACTGCTCTTCAAGAATTGCTGGGTCAGCAAGGTATAGACATACAGACGTTGATTGGGTCGCAGGAAATGACCCTTCAACAGCAGAAAATAGCTGCTGACCTTTGGTCTAAGTATGGTGACTGGGTAACAACAATGGCTACGACTGAAGGGGCTGATCAGGACGCTTGGAAAAGAATGCTTGATCTTCTTAAGGGTGCTGGAGGATGGCCTAAACCAACTTAATTAATGATTAGAAAAGCAGAGTTCAAGGATGTCTCTGGGATAATGCAAGTTGCCAAGGATGCGCACAAAAAGTCCCTTTCAGATTCAGTACCGATAGACCCAAAGACCTTAAGAAATAATTTACAGGTTTGCGTTCTATCTCCGGAGCATTTTGTTTTGGTTTTAGAATTGGATGGAAAAATAGAAGGGGCGTTTATTGGTGTGACGCACCAGCTTTGGTATTCAAAAAAGAAGCAAGCCACTGATTTGTTTTTCTATGTGACGGATGCTGGGACTGGATGGGGAGCCAAGATGATGAGAAGATTTATATCATGGTCTAAAGAGAATCGTGGTGTTGGTGAGATCATGTTAGGAATAAGTTCTGGCATAGGTGATCCAGACAGAACAAGAAAACTTTATGAAAGAATGGGGGCTGTAAAAATTGGAGACAATTTTATTTTGCCACAGGAGTGATACATGGGAAGCGTAGTAAAATCTATTGGAAAAGTTTTTAAGAAAATCGGGAAGGGCATAAAGAAGATAGTAAAAAAGATCGGCCCCGCATTGATAATAGCTGCAGCAGTTTATGCTGGGGTTGCGTTTTATGGCGCTTCTATTAATGGGGTAACAGGGATCGGGTCTTTAGCCCCTAGTAATTTTATGACGGGTCTTGGAAAGATGACCGCCGGAGTTAAGAATTTCTTTATGCCACAGACAGGCGGTGTTCCCCAAGTTGCAGGTATGGGAACACAAGCTGCAGGGGTTGGCGCTCAAGCTGCTGCAGCCGGTAATGTTATGAGTACTGGAGCAAAAGCTGCCATGATTGGCTCTACTCAAGCTGCTAGGGGAGCCACACCCGCAGCCGTTGCTATGTCAACAACCAACGCTATGACTGCTGCTGGTACTGTAATTCCAAGGCTTGCTAGTTCAATAGCTGGTGGAATGACTACTGGAGATGCGCTTATGTACATGACCAAAATGAACATGCTTTCCGGTGGATTAAAAATGGTTGCTGGGTTTTTTGATGATTCGGAAAAAAAGCAGATGGAGCATGAGAAAAGTCTGCTTTCAATGAAATATGCTTATGGCAAACCAATGACCGACGAGCAAAAAGCATTTAAAGAGGCAAATCCGGATTGGATTTCACAGCATCCGGCTATGCAAGGGCAGGATTTATATACATCACCTAATTTGATGCAGTCCCAAACAATGGCAAGTCTTCCAACTCAAGGAACCACTCCCTCTCCTTATATCCAACAGCAAACAATAGGCCAGCCTACCTTTGGTCGCCAAAAGGCTGGTCAGTATGGACCCAGACCTCAAAAAACATTTACTGGAAGTAAGCAAGGGCTAATCACGAAAGGATCACCACAGACTTTTGATTCTAATCGACAAAGGAGCATTGCCTGATGGCTATCATGACTGAGAAGCCCGTAGCAAGAGGGCAGAAAATTCCTGAAGGAAGAACCGTTCCGGATGAATCTTCCGGAGCATTCCTTAATACAGAGTCGGTTCCTGTGGAACCTGAAGTAGAGGATCATCTGGCTGAACCTACAAAGGAAGAAAATTCCCAGATTGATATGGCTCTTGGAGCCATTAAGGATTTCATATGGGATGAAGGTTATGAAGAGATTGCTGAGAGATTACAAGCAAGCGAAGAGACGCTTCCAAAAGCCATTGGGGAAATGGCTGGGCGCATGGTTAATAGAGAAGTGACGGCCTCTGACGAAGGTGGAAACTCAATCAACAGAGACCTTCTATACGCAATTGGGGCGGAAGTGGTTAACGAGTTATACAATGTTGCTGAAAAGGAAGGAATCTACAAAAAGCAAGATGACAGAAGTGATCAAGAGGCTCAGGGAGAATCTTTGATGTACGCAGCTGAGAAATATGTGGACATGGGTGATGAGCAGATTGATCCAGCTGGCCCCATGAAACTGGCTGCGAATGCAATTCGAGGGCAGTACCCACAAGAGGAAGAGTTGACTAAGATGGGTATTCCTATGGGAGAAGAGATTACGGAAACGGAGATGGCTTAATGGTTAATATTTCAAAAGGGTTGCTGGGATTAGCCGAAGGTGTTGATGCGCAAAGAGACATAGGCGGGTTAATGTTTCAAGAGGCATCTAGGCAGGAAGGAAGAGCCTATACTGAGGCAATGCGGAAAGAAGCTGAAGAAAGAGCAGACCTTAGACAGATAGCCACAGAAGCAAGGGCAGATGAAAGATATGCAAAGAGACTTGAAGACGAAGAAAGAATCTGGTTTGAGCGTGCCAAGGAGACTAGAGAAGGTGAGATGAACCTTTATGTCAGACAGTTTGGGATGGAATCAGCTAGACAGATAAAAATGTTTAATATGGAAACTATGAGGCAGGTTAGATTGGCTCTCGATAAAGCAACAAGTGATACGCAAAGAGAACTCATAAAAACCCAAGGAGACCAACTGGATCAAATATCCAAACAGATAATTGCGCGTCATGAACACAGGCCCGATGATGCGAAATGGAATCCCGATACTAAAGAATGGGACGATGGCGGTGCATGGAAGGATGAAGTAAGTGCTTTAGAGAGAAAATATAATAAAGCAGCATCCAATCTAGGACTAACGCCCCTGACAGAGAAGGTGGATAAGGATAAGTATGGACCACACGCTCTGCAAATCTATGAGAATCTACGCCAAGGACGCGGAGGGGGTAATGAGAATTGGGATGACCTAATGAAGTCGATAGCTGGAGACAAGGAATCCCCTAGTTATAAAGCTACACTAGAAACAATTGAGGGGGCAATAAATAAATTTGTAAATGACCCCTCATCTGGTTACAGCCAATTGACTGGAGCAACTAAAAGCGAACTTAGAAAGGCGGTTCTTGAATTATTTACAGTTGAAGGAAAGGGGCATGTGGCTCGTTCTGATGATCCCGGTGATGCTGGCGCTCCCCCGCCAGCCGATGTCAGTCAAGCTTTATTTGGAACGACCTTCACTGATGAGTCTCAACAAGACTTTGTGGATCAGATAAATGTAGATAATATATCTATAGATGATATAGGTTTATACGAAAGGGAATTCGCAAGGTATCAGGATCACGGGCATCCTCAACTTCAAGCAGCCAGAGTTCGTGACCCTTCTGTTTTGTTACCTCTGCTTAGAAAAGAAAGGGCTAATATGCTTGGGGAACAAAAGGCTGCTGCAGGATATGGTATGCCGTGGACAGAAGATAAAATTAAGAGACTGGCTAAAGTAGAAGAGATTATTAAAAAACTTGAATCGCTGGACCCTTCTCTTATTGACCGTTATGAGCGTGACCCATACGGTAACATTCTCAGAGAACGGAGTAATCTTGACAATGCGGGAGCATCTGTATCCCCACAAGGAGGAATGTTAAACAGACCGGGGATGATTCAAATGTTTGAGTCAGGTCCGGGGCTTGACATGTCAGCAGAAGCTGTAAGGGCTAGAACAAAGGGGATGGCTAGACCAGAGGAACTCGCTTAATGGCTCTGTTGGGACCACCACCCAAAACAAATCCTTACGCAGCTAAGGAGGTTATGATTGGACCATCCCCTTATTACGGGGCTACTCCGCAAGAACCTGCCAAACCAACAGGCTCCCTCACGGGAGACTTAGCCCTTTCATGGGAGATTGGTTGGCAGCAGATGCGCGGTGTTCCCTACTGGTTAAAAGGGGTAGGTGCATCTCTTCTTGAAAAAGCTGGGTTCGAGGACAAAGCTAGAGAGCAAAGGATAGAGACCTATAATCTTGTCCGTGATATGCAAGAGGATATAGGTGCTTTATCAGCCCTGTATACCGGACCCCATAGTTGGTCAGAAGCACAGAAGGAAGGAACAATTGGTTCTTATGCCTTGTGGGGGATCAATGAGGCTATCAAGCAGATTCCTAATCTAGCTACTATGGCTCTTGGTTCTTTGGCTACTATGGGTGTTGGGACTTTAGCTTTTGCGGGAGCAAAGACGGGTGCTAGGTTTGCTGTGGCAAGAATGCTTCAGAAAATGCCCGGAGCAAAGTATACATTACCAACCGGCGAGGTTGTTAGCAGCGCTGGACGAGGAAGTGCAACCGTTGGCGTAGCCTTGAGCAGCGCTCTTCTGAATACTGGTGAAATCTACTCTAGCGCTTTGTTGGAAACCGGAGAAAATAACCCTGCTATAACTGGGCTTTCTGGATTGCTGGCTGGTACTCTAGATATGTGGCCCGGTTCTAAAATTATACGCAACATGGGCAAAGGCCAAGACTTTGGCAGCTACATAGCGAACAAACTTCTGCGTGATAAAAAATGGAGAAGCCGTGCGTACCGCGCCCTTGAACTAGGCGTAACAGAGTCGTTCGTTGAGGACTGGCAAACCCTCATAGAAGCGATGACAGTAAATTACCTTAATGATAATCTCTTAGCCAGTGACTATGTAACAAAAGCTTACGGGATCGTTCCCCTCACGGCTGGTCAGGTTTCTGAGAGAATGGAAGCTAGGGCAGCAGGTGCTTTGCTAGGTACACTTCTTGGTCCATTCGGGAGAGTGGGTCCGGGTTTTAAATCCCCGCCACCAGACGCTAAGATAGAAGTAGAGGATGTCCGTGATATAGATGAAGGGGTTGCAGTTAAGGAGGTTCTTGAGAGAGAGGCCACTAGACCATATGGATCAACAACAGCCCCTATAAGAGAGGTTACTGCTCGTGGTTTACCAGCAGCTACTGTTACCGATCCGGGTCGCTTTGCTGGTGTTGCTGACGTAGCGAGAACTTTAGAAGATGAGGCAGTAGAAAAAAGAAAGGTTGGGATGCCAGCCGGGGATGCATTTGATCTGTCTGATCCCACCACGATGCAAGCTGCAGAGGAACTTGGGCTAGACCTAGATGAACTGGCTCTTCTATCACCAAAGAAGAGAGCAAGAAAATTTGAAAGAGCGCAGCTACATGCTGACGCACAAAGAAAAGCAGCGCAAACGGCTGCTCAAGTTAAAGAAAGAATTACCGGCGAAAAAGCCGGACCTTTATCCACTGGTGAAACGGCTTCTGTTGCTGGCGGAATAATTAATAGTGCCACCGTAGATTCCCCGCTCCCTGATTCTGAAGCTTACAAACGACAGAAGGATATAGAGACTGCTACCGCTCTGGTTCTAAGACTTGTTAACCAGAAAAAAGAGATCACCGAAGCTGCTGAGTCTAAGCAGTTTTGGAAGGATGTCATGGTTGAAGACTATCTGGCTGCTGCTGAACTGGCGAAAGATGCTAAGAAGATAGGGGTTGCAGCATTAAGAGCGCTCCTGAAAGGAAAGGGCCGTGACGTAAAGAGGGATAAGAACGGACAGCCTGTTATAAAAGATGGTCAGACACAACAGGAAGACCTCACTCTTGAAGACCTTGGTGTTGCTCCGCAGGAGAAAGGAGAAAAGGCCGAAGCATTTAGGCAGCGTCTCGATGAGGGAATAAGAGCCTATATCGGAGAAGATGTTTTTGCAGACCTAGCATTTGATGAGGCTATTGATGAAAAGGCCAGTCGTGAGTTAGCGAAGGAACACGCCAGACTCCGCAAGCTTTTGAGTAGCGTAAGGGCTATCAACATGGGTCTCAATATAGACCCGGAAATAAGGAGCGTTTTACAATCTGTTTTTGAACAAGGCCGGGACAGTTATATTCCGCGTAACTTGCAGGACGATGGAGTCAGGAAGGCTCTGGAAGCTGCTATCCAGAAAAGGATAGAGGATAACATTGCTGCACAGAAGGAAGAGGTACAGAGACAAACAGCAAGAGCAGTGACTGGTTTTATAGAAGCGCAAAAGAAACCCAGTGTAGAAAAGAGATATGGTATTGAGCAGCAACGGAAAAGAAGGAAGGACGAAACAGAAGCACAATACCAAGAGCGTCTAATACAAATTGAAGCATCAAGCCTAGAGAGACAAGCTGAACTTAGAGTAATAAGAGCTAAGGACGAAGAAGCGCATCTTGTAGGAAGAGAGCGTAAAAAAGTTGGAGCCAGACCCAGTTATAGAAAGCTAGAGGCGAGAGCAACGGGCGAAACAGTCGAAGATGAGGTTTTAATTGCTGGGGAGCCTACTACTGTAGAGAGGAAGGTTGATGTAGCAGTTGACATAAAGCCAGAACGCGAGGGCATTGTTACTCTTGCTCCGGAAGGAGCGCGTCCAGTTGACGAGAGAAGCTACGAGAACTTTGCCACCCTGCAGAAATTCTGGGAACTTGTTGGAATGCGCACGAAACAGCGCGGAGAAGAAGTAGAGTTTAAATGGACTACTGAAGACGTTAAAAGACTAAAGAAAATCTTTCCAGAAGGAGACGATGTATACAATGTAGAGTACTTCTCTAATCGGGAAATGGCTGGTGACAAGCTTGTCAAGGAACTTATTGAAGAAATAAAGGCCAGAAGGAAAAAGGCTGGACTTCCCAACGTAAAGATTAAATACGTTGCCCCTAATGGAAATTACGTTACCGAAGAAAAGCCAGACCCAGCAGTTGATATCTGGGAACTTGAAAGAGACCCATCGACAGGGGATGTTCTTTTATTTAATGAGGAAGGCGAAATTGTAGGGTCAAGGAATTCTAGCACTATAAGTACCCGAACAAGGTTGCCCGGAACCGCAAGAGCAGTTCGCAGAAAAGCAAAGAAACATATGGGGGCGGGGACAGAAGGGCAGGGAGAACAGGTCCAGCTTCCTGAGAGGTTAATAGGATACGATAGCAAGGACCAACTGTTGATGTCCCAGTTTGTGGACGACGAGAGAAACTATGCCTTATCATCAAGAGTAAACTCTCTTAAAAGAGAATACGGCTCTGAGAATGTTCCGTTTGTGGAGTTGTCTAAACTCGCTGACCAATTTAACATTAGCGTTGGAGTTCTTGGTATTGAAAGAACTAAAACCAGAACCAGATTCACGCAGTTAAACGCGCAGGGAGATGTTACTGGTATAGAAGAAGTGTGGTTTCAATTTCCTGAAAGTACAAAGTATTCTATGGGCAGGGGAAAGAACAAGGTAGAATTCAACATCTCTGGTGAAGAACTAGAACACTCCTTTATCTCTTTTGATTTTCTTGCCAATCGTTACAGTCAATTGGTTAATGTTATGAACGTATCACCTGATAGAGCGTGGCGCATAGCATTGGGCCAAACTATGAGAGGGTTAAAAGAGGACTCAGCGAATAGATACGAGCAAATTCTTTTGGATGAAGGTAATGCAGACGCTGCTTATCTTAAAGCCCAGCAAGTTGCTGGGAAGACATTAAATAAGACAGAGCAGAAACTTGTTGCCAGACTGGATAAGATTCTGCAAGATGAGGGGGCAATCTGGACAGTAAACAAAGAAAGAGAGATAGAGAAGTTTGCTAATTTAAACAGGAATTATATAACTAATCCGGGTGACAAGAAGTACAGAATAAAACTTCCCAAGGGAGCGGAAAAGATTTCCTCTGCGGACATTCTGAAGAGCATTTCGGAGAGTGTCAGCAAGGGTACAAAGGATCAGCCTTCATGGGGCTATTCAGAAACAGAACAGAATTTCCTTTCCCGCATGTCTACTCCCCCCTCACCAAGAGAGATAACCAGAGACACGAAGGTTAAGGTAAGTGCGGAAGCGTGGCCTATAGTATTTCAGCAAATGGTTCGTAAAGAAGGAACACCCTTGAGAGAGACGGTAGGGGCTATCATAGGTCTTCAAGAGGACTTGAAGTACATAAAGAAAGGAGAGGGTAGTGTAGAGCAACTAAATGATCGCAAAGCTCTGATACAGAAACAGATTAACAACTTGCAGAGAATACTCAATAGGCAAGTTGGGGATATTTTAGATGCTTCATACAATGTGGTTCGCCGGAAGGGAGATAGTTTTGTTTTAGAACACATCCCTCGTGGCCCTTCTCTTGAGATTCATAAAGACATGTTGATGGTTACCCATTATTCTGAAACCGCTATCAATAGAATACAAGCCACTGAAGAAAAAATTCTCAGGTCTCCGGACCCGGAACAAGCGCAAGTCAAGATAGCAAAGTATGAGAAAATAAGCCTCAAGAAAAAAGGTCGTTCATTAAATCAAGAAGAAATAGATAAAATTATTAAAGGGGTCACCAAAACTAAGGCTGACTGGAAGAGACACGAAGAAACCATTGAGTATATGGCTGGACCAATATACGAAGATATCACATTAGGTGATAGACCAGAGTGGCGTACTATGTCTGGCAAGCGTATGGAGTTAGGCAAGAAGGCCAGAAATAAAGTTGTTAAGGAAATAGAAAAAGAACTTAAGAAGGTTGATGCTTCCTACAAGGCGGATACTAAAAGGATGCGCTGGACAGAAGAAAAGTATGAGGCCAGAGTTCAAGAAATACTAGATAGCAGGAGATGGAGAATCTTAGAAGCGTGGGGAGAACTCTCTTCCCCTATGCAGCCGATGTCAGTCAGTGAGGATATTCAAAAGCAAATAAATTCAGGAGAAATCTCATATGAGCAGGGCTGGAGAAAATACGTCAAGAGATTCAAGCAAAGGGAGAGGACCGATCCAGAAAGTGTAAGAAGAGGAAGGACACCGCTCGAATATGCAGAGGATGAAGATGTCAAGGACATACGCACCCTCATGAACGCTAGTGGAGAGTGGATGGATGCAGCAATGAATTCAGAACGCATCCGTGAAGTTGCTAAATCTCTGCAATCAGGTGATAGAGAATTTCTCCGGTCTATCAAACATCAAGCCACACTGAAGAAGGCTCCCATAGAAGGAATCCTGTCTCGCCTTCAGGATAGGTACAATAATCTTATCGTTTCTAGGATGAAGCGAGGGGAAAAACTGGGAGAGAAAGTAGAAAGCTGGCTAATTTATGAAGGCGAAGGAACTCCCAAGGCTTGGGCTGAGGGAAAATATTGGGAGTTTGTTAGAAGTGAAGAAGAGAGGGAACTTCCAGACAAGCCTAGATATCTTGGCAGGTTTGTAAAGGCTGCCCCCATTGGAGTATGGAAGAATGCATACGGTGTTGTTCTCGATAAGATTAAAATTACTTATCGCCCCAATGGAGAGACTGAAGATATAACCAAAACTGTTTACCAAGTTACCAATCCTTTTGACGTTGATGATCAAACATGGTTCTTTGAGACCAGAAAAGAAGCTATTGATGCGTTTGGAAAGGAAGCATCTTATCAGAAAATGTTAGGTCGTAAGGCGCTTCCGTCTCCCAAAGAATTTGGAGGAATGGCAGCTGCTAGAGAAATTCGCAGACTCAATGAAGAAGCAGATATAAGGCTAGATGAATTAGATAAGGAAAAGGGAATAGCATTCCGAGAGAGAGAGAAAGAGAGAGCGGATGCATTAAAAGATGCCGAAAAGAAGAAAGGGGCTAAATTAAATTTAAGAGATAGAAAGAGAGTTCTACGACCTCTTCCCCAGTTGAATCCCAACCTCACTCAAGAAGAAAAAGATGCTGCTAAGGTAACCCCGCAGCAGAGAGCAGCAATAACAAAGAAACATACTGTTAAATTCCCTGTCTCTCAAGCAATCATTACCCGAAGGGCTTTTGGAGATGTTCCTCTAAAGCATATAAGACAGGCCGAAAGGGAAAAGGGAGGATCGTTAACGAGGGATGAACTTAATATACTCAGAGACCAGCTGTATAGAGGAAGGCCGATAGCTGAACCTGCCGGGAGACCTGTTGGTCAGGAAACAGGGAGCGCTCCTATAACTACACCGCAAGTTATGGAGGATGCCAGAAAAAAGAAACGACAGGCAACAACTGTAACTGTTATTGCGCCCGGACAAAAAGGAGCAGGAAGAAAGAGGCCACTCACTGTAGTAGAAACATATGAAGAAGATATAGATTTCTCAGAGATTCCAACTGATCTGGTGGGGGCGGAAAGGTACAGATGGTTAATAGGGAAGGAAAAGGTAAGAATCAGCGATCTCGAAAAAGAACTACAGGCAATAGAATCTAGAAAAGAAAAGCTACCTTCCAGATGGACAAAGAAAAGAAAGGAGCAGGAAGAGAAAGCTTCTGAGATACGAGATAAGATAGCTTTCAAAAATAGAGTTCTTAAAAGGCTCGATGAAATGATTCGAGTGGCTGCTCCCAGTAGAAAAGAATACAAAGCAACTGATATCTATCCTGCAGTTCCGCCTGAGCAAATAAGAGCGGAGATCATACGAAGAGAAGAGGCAAAGAGAGAGGGGGAGAAATTAACAGCAGCCGACTTAAGAGAGGTTGACAAAATAATAAAGGAACTAACTCCGGAAGAGATAGACGATATCAGGCTGGATATTAGAGAGAGAGTGGTTGCTGAGATAGGGGTAGAGGCTAGGACTGATGAGCAAATAGAGGCAGAGATTGAAAGGTTAAAGAAGAGGCTTAAAGCATTGGGGGTTAAGCCCCCCAGTTACGCTTATGCCGGTAGGCCGGAGACGATTCATGCTAGGGATGTTCGCATCCGAGAAGCTGTAGAGGCGGAGCAAGAAACCAAAGATTTTGTTGCTTCTCTAGAACCTATAGAAAATAAAATTAGATTGGCTTCAAATAAGGTTAAATCCATAGAAAGTAAGGTAGAAGAGATGCCTTCTAGATGGGTAAAGAAAAGAGCAGCCTTAAACAAAACAGCAGACCCATTCCGAAAAACAGCAGAGAAGCAAGAAACAATATTAAATCAAAAAAAGGCAGAACTAACCGAACACAGGGAAGAAAGGTTTGATGCTCTTTTAGAAGCGGAGCAGAAAGCGGAGCAAAAAAAACAGAGGACAAGAATAACTAAAGGAAGAAGAGCGCTGGAACGTAAGAGAGCGCTTAAGGGTAAAGCGAAGGCAGCAGAAACAAAGAAGCAGAATGAAATTGACGAAACAAACAAGAAAATAGAAGACCTTCAGGAGTCCCTTGGAACCCCGCGCAGAGTTTCTACCCCAGTAGATGTGAAGTACTCCCTCGTTCTGGATGGTGAGTACTCTGAAGACGGTGGTTTGCACGTTCTGTTTGGTGGGAAGGAAGGTGGTAGTTCTGCCAGAGATGATGTGGTAGACCGACTTAATGAAGCTTTCGGCAGACAGATTTTTCAGTTCGTTAGGGTGGTTCAGACTCAGGCTGAATTACCATTAGACTTCAGGATGAACCGAGAAGCCTACGAAAGCCCGATCAGAGGAGTTTCTTGGAACAGGCAGATATGGCTTGTTGCAGACAATATGTCACTGGACAGGGTTGTCCCTGTTGCCTTGCATGAGATCGGTGGTCATGGAATGATGTCTATTACAGGCAAGAAGTTCTATGACAGGCTGATGAAACAGATTGCAGTTCTCGTCAACACTGACGATAGCATTCGTGCTATTTACGAGCGGGTCAAGGAAGAAACTTCTGAAAGAGAAGGGGTACAAGTAGCCACTGACAAAGACGGGCTTGCCGTATTTGAAGGAGGGCTAGACAAGACTGCACCCATCGCAGGTACACATGTGAGTTCAAACATAGAGTCCTTGAGCGATGGATTTAAGATAAGACGCTTTAAAGGTGATCCTGTTGGTGTCTCTATTGCTAGAATCAAAAGTGAGGAGATGTCATCACCTACGTTAGCAGAGCCGGGTGGAACTCCCGGAGTTGTGTCTGTGATTGTAAGCGGTCGTGGGATGGACTACATGGACCCGGCTGACAGGAAGATTATAGATGACTTGCAAGAGGAGAGCAGAAAGAAGTCAGCTGCTGCAATAGCTAGAGGAGCAGAGCCGGGGACTCCCGGTACAATGGTTTCCGCAATACCTGCGCTGCTTGAGCGTGGTGTTGATTGGGTTAATGGCTGGAACGGTATTGGGGAAGACAGTGAACTTCATGTCATAAACCCAAGCATGATTGAAATAGTGGGTAGAGGGAAGAAGGTAACAGCGGTAAATGAAGCCGTTGTTCTCGAAGAGACTATGGCTTACATTATTGAAAGAGAGGCTATAGCCAACAACCCATTCTGGAGAGCGGTAGTAGATGCTGTCCTTTACGGTCTCGCTCGTATCAAGCTATGGGTTTCCCCCACCAGAGTTGGCGCTGCTGACATTCTGGTCTTTGCTAAAGCTACTGCTAGGAAACATGCTCAACTTGCAGCGAGTGGGGATGCAATGTTTACAGCTAACTTCTTGGGAACCTACCTCTACTCTGGCGACTTTGGACACAACTCCTCAGAGCATGACGCTAAAGCTAGCTTGGTTAATAAGATGGGTGGTGATATCGGTGATATCCATATGGACACAGGCTTTGTAAGCGATTGGTTTGATCGAGATGTCCCTCCGGCGGGAAGGCTCTGGGAGAACTTCATAGTCTTTAGAGATGTCACCGCTCCCAAAGAGGGGGAAGCAATCTTAAAACGGCCTCTCATACATTACAGAGTAAGGAAGATTGGAAAGAAAAGGTTTCAGGTATATATCGCTCCTGAGTTTATAAAGTGGATGAAAGATTATTTCAATATCTTTACACTGCTGGAGGAGTCAACCCGGATACGCGGAGGAACTGTAACCGATGACAACTCTCCTTCCCTTTTTCATGGAGCCTACAAGAATAAAGTAAATGACTGGCGAGATAGATTCCATAAGGAGTACGTTGAGCCACTCGCTGATTACATGTACGAGTATAGAAATGAGTTTGATGGAGATGACTTGTTCTGGTATCTGTACACGGCTCATGCTCCCCACAGAAACAGGCTTGGAGCAAAGAAAGCAAAAGAAGCACAAGTGCCGAATGCATCTGGCTTGTTTGACACGAAGGAACAAGCCCAAGCATACAGGGATGAAAACCCAGAGGCGGGTGAAGAAGCTTACATGTCAGTCGAGGCTGAACTTGAAAAACTCCATGCCAAGGTCGGGGATGAGACAAGTGACGCTTGGAAGCACCTAGAAATAGCTGCTCAAAAGGTTTACATGATCAATCAATACAATCTTAATAACCAACTAGAGGCTGGTCTTCTGGACTTCAAGACCATGACTCCTGAGCAGTTAGAAGCTTACAATGATGATGGCTACAAAGATACCTATGTCCCCCTGCGTGGTCAGGAAAGGATAGTTGCTGACCAGTTTTTTGAACAGCCTCTTGGTCCCGGCAAGTTAGGGGTAAGTGGCGTTGAATCCAAGAGAGCGCGGGGTCGTCAGAGTATCCCAGAAAACATATGGGCTTGGTCAGTTATGCAGACGGATCATGAGATAGACAGAATCGAAAAAAATCTAGTGGTCATGTCATTTGCAAATCTTATCTGGGACAATGAGGAAAACTATAAAGATTTTGCAATGGTTGTTCCCTTGGAGGATTACAAAAAGCATAAAGACCCCTCTGGGAAATTGTTTCTAGACCTTATACCAAAACAGCAAACTGATCCTGATCATAACATACACTTTAAGATTAATGGAGAGGAGTGGGTTATCCTAGTCAAGGACAAGAGACTGGGGCAAGCGTTTAATCGCTCTAACATGACAGACTCAGGAGTATTCCTGCAGTTAACATCCCAACTCAATAGATACTTTAGCGCAATTCACACCTCTATAAACCCTGAGTTCGTTCTTAGAAACTTTACGGTTGACTTGCAGACTGCATTAGGAAACTTGGAGGGTCTAAAGGAAACAGTAGCTGAGTTCAAAGACATAGAAGGTTTGAGCAGAGCAGTCTTGAAAAGCGTCAAGCCAGCAGGTATAGGCTTGAAACATTTTTTGAGGGACGGCAGGACAGACACTGAGTATTCTGCGGAAGCATCTGAATTTTCTCAGCATGGTGGCAGGATTAATTTCTTTGCTTTTAAAGACGTAAGAGATTTCGAGAAATCATTCAATGACCACGTTAAAGATACGAAAGTTGGCGGGGCAAAGAGATTTTTTAAGAAGACCCTTGATTTTATAAGTGACTACAACGCTGTTGTGGAGAACACGATGCGTCTTGCTGTTTACCACCACGCTAAGAAAGCTTTTCTAGCAGCTGGAATGACTGAGGGACAGGCTATTCGCAAGGCTGTTCACATTGCTCAGAACTTAACAGTTAACTTTTCGCAGAAAGGCGAGAAGGGTGCTGCGCTGAACGCTCTCTATCTATTCTTCAACGCTTCAGTTCAGGGTACTGCTCGTTTGTTTCAGGCTCTCTTCAGTAGGCCCAGAGGAAAGACAGGCTTCACCCGTGTGCAGAAGTTGGCTGGCTCTATCATGCTCTTTGGTTTTGCTCAGGGAATTCTTAATGCAGTTTTGGCTGGTGATGATGAGGATGGGATTAATCGGTATAGCCAGATTGACTTGAGATCGAGAAGTCGTCAGGCCCATATCTACCTTCCGGGGTTTGACACCTTCTTTAAGATTCCGCTTCCATATGGTTACAATGTCTTCCATGTAATGGGAGATACATTAGCAGCCCTTATGATGGGTCATACCAATCCGGGTCGAGCAACCATGCATCTTATGTCATCGTCTGCTGAATCATTCATGCCTTTCTCATTTGGAAGCAGTGATAACTTATTCAGGGCTACGCTGTCGGCAGTCTCCCCGACCTTTGCTGATCCTCTTGTAGACCTCGCTATGAACGAGAGTTACTTTGGTCAGCCTATATACAAAGACCCGGTATGGGGTTCTTCTGACCCACCATCAGAGAGATTCTGGGGGTCAACTGGCCCCATCACTAAAGGAATATCCCGTGGATTGAATGCCCTCTCTGGAGGAAACCAGATCAAGCCGGGCTTAATAAGCATTCCTCCAGACATCTTTGAGTTCATCTGGGAGACAGCAGCCGGTGGTGCTGGCAGGTTTGTGGAAAGGACAACAGATTTAGTGTTGTCAATCGGACCCGGAAAGATAACGCACCCGACTGGGGAGATTAAATGGAACAAGGTTCCGTTCGCCAGAAGATTCCTGTTTGACGAGAAGGCAAGCAAGAATAGGTATAGATATGATAAGTTTGCTGTGTATGAGAAGTTAATCTCGACTGCCGTGGGTATGGAGAAGGGAATGAAAGAAGTGTACGGAACAGGGAAAGAGTACACGAACTTTAAAGAGAGCGACGATTATAAATTGTATAAGTTAGCAGACTTTAGAAAAAATATTGTCGGCAGCATTACAAAACTTCAGAAAGAAAGAAACAAGTTGCGCCGGAACAGAATACTAAGGTCAGATATAATAGATGATAGGGTTGACCGCCTTGAGGAAAAGATGATGGAGTTGAGAACAAAACTTATTAACAAGATGGATGAAACTTTTGACAGATGAAAAAACCCCGCCTTGTCACGGTAGAGTGGCGAGACATACTAGGCACTTCGGGATGGGAGAAGCCTGATGAAGTTAATCCGCCAGTGATAACAACGATAGGATATCTAATTCAGAAGGATAAAGATGTGGTTAAGGTAGCCCACACTAAAGATGAGAAGGGTGCTTGGTCTGGAATTACAGCCTTCCCCAGAGGCTGCGTGAAAAGTATTACGAATATTTCTTCATGATCTTCCGTAGCGTTACTGTCCTGACCCCATCGTAGTAACCTTCCCCATCTAAGTCTTCTAACATTACAACCCCTCTCCACCACTGATGCTCAGTATCCATACACCAACTTTCAGAGTAATCAGGATGAGAGAAACAACCCGCAGACAAACCAAATATCTTTTGCCCGTCCGGTCTGGTATGTTCTGCATGATTATATAAATGCGAATGACCTTGGACGGCAGAGCAATGAAGTTTAGTGACCAGTGTATGCCCGATATGGGTACTAGAGATTGGTCTCCCAGAGATACCAGTAGTGAAATAGTGCGAGAAGGCGATCCCTTCTATTGTGACGCACTTCTTGAAGGGGATGACTTCCCACCCGAACCCCTCATACTGCAAGTCTTGGATACCTATTGCCCCATCTAACTCAGCTTGTGAATTTGTGGCTCTAGTAATCCTATCCTCATGGTTGCCTAAGCACATCACTAAGCGTGGCCTATATTGCTTCTTGCCGTTCCTTCTTTTTCTGGCGTTGAATCGGTTCATCTCCTCGAACAATAGTTCTTGGCCCTCGATAGCCGATTGAACGTCCTTTTTGTACCTTCTACCCTCGAACCCTTTTGTACCTCGATCATAAGAGGACAGAGACGGCAGGTCAGCTAGATCACCTAAGCAAACAACGCACTCAGGCTGCTCTTCCATGAGTAACCGACCTACCGCTCTGAACCTTTCGTTGTTGTAGTCAGGGTGCGCGTGGGCATCAGGGATAATCATTAGGTTCATAGTCTAATCCCTATAACCCGGAATACCACCGCCATCTCTACCGCATCCTTCTATGTCGCAGTTAGGCCAGTTAGGACAGCTAAGATGGTAAATTCTCAGCCTTTCTTTCCGCTCCTCCTTGGTTTCATTTTTGTAGCAATCCCAGTATCTTGGGGGAACCCCGTTCCATTTCTGTTTCTTTTTCACAGCAGTCATCTTAATCTCTAAACCCGACCTCATCATCAAAGTCAATACCATAACGACCACCTAATTCTGGATCAATTCCGTAATTGTTTATCTCCCAATCATCATCTTCATCCCCCTCCCGACTCTCTTTTTCATAGTAGTCATCCCCGAACTCTTTAAAAAATTTGGCATCAACTCTAGGCTCAAGCGCGGTGTAACTACAGTCAAAGTTTCGGCAATGGTAGTATTGTCTTAGCCCACCATCTCTTTTGGAGAATTTTCCGCGAGTCTGTAACATCTTACCGTGATTAAATCTGCAATATGGGTTACTCATAATATTTCACACTTATCCCCGGTACAAGCCAGTTCCTGACTTCCAACCGTGTTGTCGTCATATTCCACTACTGATTCCCAGTCGATGGGTTTCGTTCTGGGAAACGTGGAGTACTCTTCTTTGGTTATCTCCTCGTAAGGAGCAACCTCGTAGCTGTGGCTGTCGTCTGCCCTTGGTAGGAAGCTTACG